CTTCAGGGTCCTCGGGATCTTCAGGTTCCGGTTCCAGCAAGTCAGGGTGGATGGTTACGCCGTCGGGCACTTCCGCACCTGGGGCGAGCACATGGGCCTGGGTTTCATCGTGCGCAATCACATAGGTTTCAAGGTCACTACGAATGGTTGCCATGGGTATTCTCCTTGCTCTTAGAGGACGGTCATGGCCGCGGTGTAGTTAGCGTCGCCGACGACGGGCATGCCGCTAGCATTAGCCCGCACCCAGGTGGACTTAGGGTCGTCTTCCTGGTAGGCGCCAACCACGATACCGGGGCGGTCTTCTTCGGCGATACCGTAGGCCGGGTCGACGGCTTCAAGAGTGGTGCCCCAGAACGTGCGGCCTAGGGGGGATTCCTCACCATCCACGGTGGGGAGCAGGATAGCGATCTTCTCGTCAATGACACGTTTTAGCACGCCGCCTTTGCGGATCTTCCGGTCGTATCGCAACAGGGGCGGCAGCTCGAAAGAGGCAAGCACGCTGTGAAGGAAGTCCACGGTCACCATGCTGGGGATGCCGTTCACGCCGCCAGCCATTTTGCGGATTTCTTCGCAACGGATCAAGCTGGTGATGACTTTGGGGGATACCAGCAGGTAGCCGGGGGCCTCACCGCTGAGGTTGGCATAAACCTCTGCTTGGGCCTGCAGGTCCTCGATCGGCGTTGCAGTGGCATACTGGTCCCACTTGGTGCCCACGGTGGTGGTGAGGCGGGGGTCGCGGCCGAAATCCTGCTCCACGTTGAACTGGTTTTCACTGATGAGGGCTTTACCGGTGGTGAGAATCTCACCACGCAGCATTTCCACCCGGTCAGCGACAGCCCGGGCTGCAGTGATTGTGGCTCGGCCGATCAGGTCTTTGCCGGATGCTGGGGCATTGATGCCGCGGGCCCGGAGCTGGTCGTATTCACTGACGGGGATTTTCTGGCCCAGGGGCGGCAGCTCCAGGGAGATTTTCTTACCGCCGGGCATGGCGCCGATGGGGGTTTCAGCGTCGTAGGCGCGGTATTCAGCTACTTCGACCAGGCCGTTAGTGGTTGCGGATAGGCTTACGGAGATGTCGTCAACAACACGGTTTGGGAGGAATTGGGCAAGGATGTTTTTGGAGCGTTCCCGCTCGTCGAGGGTTTCGCGGGCCACGGTAGTCAGGGACTGTGGCTGCACGACTTCGGTCCATAGCATAGGGATTAGTCACCTTCCTTCGGGGTGAGGATGAACAGGGGGTTAGGGGTGGTGAGAGTGGTGATGTCAAATACGCCCTCGGGGAGGTATTTCACCCGGATGCGGCCGTGGTCGAGCATGGGGGCCACGATATCCACGTCTTTCTGCTTGGCGGACTGGGAAGTGAGCAGGAACCCGGCTAGGGCGTCACCTACCGCGGTCACTGGCTCGTATTTACCGCCAGTCCCCCGCTTCAGCGGGATACCGGAAGGCAGAACGTTGTCCTTCACAACAGCGGAAATCTTCTTCCCGTCAATGGTGACGGTTTGTGCATTAGCCACACCGTGGCGGCTGCCTAGCCACTTGCGGTTATCGACCCCCAGGGGTTCACGGATTGGGTTGAGCTGCATGATGAATCACATCCTTTATTTTTCGGTTTTGGTTTTGCCCATGAGGCGGCGCGCCCAGCTGCGGTCGCTTTCTTTCGAGGAGCCGGCTTTGCCCTTGCCCTGGAGAGGCGAGGTGGCGGGGCGGCTTTTCGACGCCCCAGCCCCGGCGCGGTCTGCAAGCAGCTGTGCTTGGGTGCGCATGGCTTCAGCATCGCCGTGGAGGAGGGTTTCGACTTCTTTCCGGCTGAGGCCGAATTCCAGGGCGAGCTCTAGGCGGGCGGCCGCTTGTTCGGCTGCCTGTTGGCGTTTGGTTGCCTCAGCAAGGGCTTCCTCAGCCTGCTTGGTTTTACCTGTTTCGGCATCAAGCTGGGCCTGAAGACTGTCGGCGGTTTTCCGGTTTTCCTTAGCCCGGGTTTCCCAAGTGCGAGCGTGTTTTTTCCACACGGCCGCATCAGCTGCCGGCCCCGGCTCGGGGTCGGGGCCGCCCTCATCATCACCGCTGTCGTTGTCGCCGGGGGTTTCACTTTCGCGGTCTGAGGCTTGCGGGGTTGCGGTATCCGCCTGGGTAGTATCAGTCGTGCCGCCACCGGCGGGGATGTCGGGGGCGACGGTTCGCACCCAAGGGGGCATGGGTAGCAGTCTGGTTGGCATAGGTAATCCTTTCGGTTTTTTAGTGTGGTTATTTGATGAGGATAGGAAGCATAGGGTCTATTCGAGTAAGCCCAAGTGTCCTGCGGATGAAGTTGATCCCTTTAGGAAGCACATAGGTCGTGTATGATACTTTTTCTTCTCCGTCTGCCCTCTCGTAGCGGTGGGCTTTGACATCGAAATATCGCATATGCTTTTGATATGGGGTGTTTTTCATTACACCGCGGGGGATTAAAACACCAAGATTTCTTAGCTCACGGAATAGTTGATTCTGCCCTAACCCCAGCATTTTCGCTACCACCCCCATGCTGTAGGAGCCAGCAGCATCAATAAAACTATCGTAAGCATCGGCTTTGGGTTGGAGCTGTTTGTTCATGGCTTCTAGTGCTAGCCGTTCCGTTTCGGCATTCAGGAGCATTTGCGCCATTTCCAGTCGGGTGATCTGGGAAGGATCAAACGACGGCCTAACATCGGCAAGCTTGCGTTCCATGGCGGTGAACGCCTTGATAAGCTGTTTCTTGAACTGGCGAACGATAATATTGTTACGCATGTAGGTCATTAACAGCATCGCATGCTCTCGATTCAACACTGCGATCGTACGATTTTGCATGCCGCCAGCGGTTTCAAAGGGTCGGATTTCAAATCGCACCCTTCCGAATTCCTCAAAGTCCTCTTCATTATCACGGATAATTCGCAAAACGCTGGCGTGCTGGACTTGCGTCCCTTCGGCAATAATAAGCGATGTGGTTGTCAGCTCACCTTCAGGGGATTGCTGTACGATCATCGAACCTGTCGTATAATCATCATGTGCCTCCTGGTTGTTCAACATTGTGGGGGCTCCTTTCATATTCGTGTGTTTTTGGGTATGAGAAAACCCGCGGTCTCGTGGGGAGAACGCGGGTTGCTGGGGATGATAGTTTTAAGCGCCTGCGGTTAGCTGGGCTTCCCTTTCCCAATAGGGGTTGTCCTGTTCCTCATCGGAATACGGGTCGAACACCACAGGATCAGACGACCCTCGGGGGCGGCGCATGTATTCGCTGAATTCGCTACTGAGGTCTTCAGCGCCATCCCAATCGAGTTCCAAGGCCCAATCTGTCTTCTCGCAAAGGAAGAAGAAAATCTCCTTCAGGAGAGACAGCGCGTCTGAATCCCGAGACTGGGTAACGTCAATTTCGGCGAGCCCAAAATCACGTTTAAATTCGGGGGGAGTTAAAAGGACACGGACACTCGGGAACCTTTTCGCCGAAGAAAAATTTGAGGCAATTAAATTTTCGGCTTGGGTGATAACATCCTCGGGGCTTTCGGCAGCGCCTCGAATGATGATTGATGCGACATACGACATTTCTAGCTCCTTTCCCAGAGAATGGTTTTTTCCACGGTTATCACTACGATTCTATCAAGATATGCACCATTATTGTCTACTGCCCTGCGTAAATCAGCCAAGATAGTTTTCTCATCATGTATTGATTCCCTTAGATCGCAAATGAGCGTGCTCGATTGTTTTTTCCCTTTTCTGGCCCTGTTATTAATTCCGCTTTTCGAGGTGATGGATTTCATCTCCGTGGTAATCCCATCAACAATGGCATCAGGAGTATTTGAAATCCCAGTTTTTTCTTTAAATCTGAGCCCTGCACCACCAGGTATTTTATCAAGCTCTTTCAGTTTGATGACGGATTGCGCACCGTTATCTTCTAGCCATTTGCGGATTCGATCTTCTTTTTCGGGCCATGCTGTGTCATCCGCTAAGCCAATGTCTAGGGCTTCTTTGGCGGTGATTTTCCGCTTGACTGTAGCTTTCGACATGTCCACTGAGCGTCGGTATCTGATGGCATCTGGTGGTACCCAGTCGGGTGTTTGGTTTCGGTGGCGTTCTATGGCTTCGGCGAAGGCTTCCTGGTCGCTGCCTGGGTATCTGCCGGATTTTATATAGATTTGTTCTAGCTCTTGGTTGATTTTCGGCAGGTCGGCGGGGGTTTGCACTTCGATGCCGAGGCATTTGCAGTTGTCGTGATATTTTTTACCGGCTTCGGTGCGTAGTACCGTATCGCGGCTGTAGACAGCG